CGATACGTCAAAGATTTAGCAAAGTATCAATTAACTGATAAGCAAGAAGCATGTCATCATGAGATTATCTATAGAGAATCAAGATGGGATCATCGAGCAGTAGGCAACATAGGCGGTAAGAAGCAAGCCTATGGCCTATATCAGATGAAGGTTAAGAGCTTGAAGAATGGCTCAACAGTCAAGCAGTTCTGGATGTATTGGACTTATGTCATGCATCGTTATGGAGTAACACAGTATGATGAGCCTGACTATTGCAAGGCATTACATCATCTAAAGACTAAAGGTTGGCAATGAGTACAAAGCGCGGCGATCCTAGAGGGACTAGAGCTTACAAGGTTAGGCGCTTAGAGATACTAGCTCGCGATCAATGGACTTGCTTCTACTGTCAGATGCCAGCAACTACAGTCGATCACGTGATCAGTATAAAATCTGGGGGCGACCCGATCGCCTACGATAATCTAGTTTCGTGCTGTGCCTCGTGCAATAGTAAGAAGGGGAGTCGGTCTGAGGGCGTTTTTTTAGCACGACAGGCCACCCCCCCTGTCTTTTCTGGCAATATCTACCCGATGCAGTCCGAAGTTCACCAAGACAGTCCCTTTACCGCCCGACCAGTCACAGACAGTCCTGAATAGTGGCAGCTCGTAAACAAGCGCTGCGAGGGGCAACCAAAGCAAGGCTTCACAGTCCACTTCTCAAGGGCAAAACACGCTCAGATGAGATCGCCAAGATGGCAGATGACTTAGGCACGCCTTTATTGCCGTGGCAGAAGTGGATGCTGGATGACATGATGCGCATCGATGCTAAGGGCAACTATATTCGCAAGACAACCCTGCTATTGGTGGCACGCCAGAACGGCAAAAGCCATTTAGGGCGTATGCGTGTGATCTGGGGTCTCTTTTATGGAGGCGAGACGAAGCACCTGATCATGAGCTCTAACCGAGCGACTGCTCTCATGACATTTCGTGAGATTGCCTGGATCATTGAGAACGCACCTCACCTAAAGGCTGGCACGAAGGCGATTCGTTACGCCAACGGCGGAGAACGCATCGAGCTTCTAAACGGGGCAACACTTGACCTAGTATCTGATACTCGTGACTCATCTCGTGGACGTACAGCAGATTTTCTCTGGATCGATGAAGTTCGAGAGATTAGCAAGGACGGTTATACCGCAGCAATCCCAACGACTCGCGCCCGTCCTAACTCTCAGACGTTATTGACATCGAATGCCGGGGACGCCTTCTCAGAAACTCTTAACACACTTCGAGAGCGAGCCCTATCCGCACCTCCTAAGTCTTTTGGGTTCTACGAATACTCAGCACCGCAATACTGCAAGATCACAGATCGCAACGGATGGGCAATGGCCAATCCTGCACTCTCATACACAATCACGGAGGAATCACTTGAAGAAGCTGTGGCAACTAACAAGATTGAAGACATTAGGACTGAGCTTCTATGTCAATGGATTGATTCTCTCCAGAGTCCGTGGCCTCATGGCGTTCTTGAAGCGACTTCCGATGCCACACTCCAAATTCCGATCGGTGGTTATACAGTCTTTGGCTTTGATGTTTCTCCGTCTCGTCGCAATGCAAGCCTCGTTGCTGGTCAGATTATGGGTGACGGAAGAATCGGCGTCGGGATTCTCCAGACGTGGGAAAGTCAAGTCTCAGTAGATGATCTAAAGATCGCAGCTGAGATCAAGGGATGGGCTGATCAATATCGTCCTAAGATGATCTGCTATGACAAATACACGACGCAATCAATCGCTGAAAGATTGGCCAACGCTGGTCAGATAACGCAAGATGTCTCAGGCCAGCAGTTCTATCAGGCTTGCTCTGATCTCCTTGACGGCATGGTCAATGGTCGAGTAGTCCACAACGGGCAAGAGGAATTGATTAAGCAGATGAACAACTGCGCAGCAAAGACCAATGACTCATCCTGGCGTATCGTTAAACGTAAGAGCGCAGGAGATGTCTCTGCGCCAATCTCTTTGGCAATGGTTGTATCAATGCTATTAAAGCCACAACAGGTAGCGGCTATATACACTGAATAGCACAACATGTAGTGTATAATTGCGGTCTATGGGTCTATTTGATCGTAAGCCAAAAGCCGTTGAAGCTCAATATGCGCCGCAGATTATGGGCGATAGCATCAATGGCATTTATAATTTTACCTTCCCAGTAATCGCTCGCCGCGATGCCATGAGCGTCCCAGCTCTTAAGCGATGCAGAGACTTGCTCTGCACAGTAGGCTCTATTCCGCTTGAGTATAAAAAGAAATCTACAGGCGAAGAAATACCGGCTCCTCGATGGGTTCACCAGTTATCTAAATCACAGCCACAATTTGTCACCCTTTCATGGCTAGTTGATAGCTTGTTATTCTATGGTCAGGCTTTTCTTGAAATTGTCGAGGTCTATCAGGAAGATGGTCGCGGCGCGTCATTTGAATGGGTTGCTAACACTCGCGTCACTTTTGATCTTGATATTCATAACACTTTTGTCACACAGTATTACGTTGATGGCTCACCTCGTCCGATGTCAGGACTTGGATCGCTAGTAACTTTCCAGGCATTTAACGAAGGCATTTTAACAACAGGATCACGCACAATTCAGAGCGCCATCGATGTTCAGAAGGCCGCAGCGATAGCAGCAGGCACTCCAATGCCTACTGGCTACCTAAAGAACACAGGCGCAGACTTGCCTCCAGCAGAAGTGCAGGGGCTACTTGCAGCCTTCAAAAATGCTCGTCAGAATCGTTCAACGGCCTATCTCACCTCGACTCTCAATTATGAGACAGTTGGATTTAGCCCTAAAGACATGATGTATAACGAGGCAATCCAGAACCTCGCTACTGAGGTTAGCCGTCTATGCGGAATTCCAAGTTACTATGTCTCAGCCGATCAAAATACATCGATGACATACGCAAACATTCTTGATGAGCGTAAGCAGCTTGTCGCTCTAGCGTTTCAGCCGTACATCTCCGCGATCGAACAAAGACTATCTATGGATGATATTTCTACGGCTGGACACTACGTAAAGTTCGACCTCGATTCTTCCTTCCTGCGTGTAGAGCCTATGGAAAGACTTCTGGTACTTGAGAAGATGCTATCTCTAGGACTTATTAGCACAGAGCAAGCCATGGAAATGGAAGATTTAACACCTAACGGGAGTGATGACTAATGGAAACTCTATACATCGAAGCATCTTCAATCGAGTGCAGCGAAGATCGTCGCGAAATCTCTGGCAAGATTGTGCCAATGGGTACAGGCGAAATTGGTCAAACCAATCTTGGCGCTTATACCTTTGAGTCTGGATCGATCGACATCGAAGATGTTAAAGCCATAAAATTATTCAGTCAGCATGACATGAAAAAACCGATTGGGCGCATGATAAGCGCAGAAACACGCGAAGGCATTGGAATTTTTGCTACTTTCAAACTGAGCCGTAGCACAGCGGGTAATGACGCCCTCGTCATGGCGCAAGAAGGATTGGTCACAGGGATGTCAATTGGTGCAGAAATTATCTCATCAAAGCCATCACGCGACGGACACACAGTCGTCACAGCGGCTAAATTAAAAGAAGTTTCTCTAGTAACTGAGCCAGCCTTTAAGTCGGCTCAAGTATTAGAGATCGCAGCGGAAGAAGCGACAGCCGAAGCCGTAGAAGAACCCCTACCTACAGAAAGCGAGACAGTCGTGGAAGACACAACAGTCGAAGCAACACCAGTAGAGGCTGCGGCTGTAGAAGCTGCTCGTCCTACTGTTCAAGCAATGGTGTACACAACACCACGCATCGAAGTTACAAAGCGTAACTACCTTGAAAACACACTAAAGGCTAACCTCTTTGGTGATGAAGAATCACGTCAATGGCTACGCGCTGCTGACAACGATCAGACAACAGGTGCAGGATTTATCCCAACACCACAAAGCACACAGCTACTTAACTTCCTTTCTAACGCAGATCGTCCGTTTATCGATTCGATCAGCCGTGGCACAATGCCGGAATTTGGAAAAACTTTTGAGTTGCCTAAGATCACTGAGGTTCCTCTTGTTGATCAAATCGACGAGAATGGCGCAGTAACAGAGTCACAACTTGAAGCCTCATACATCACAGTCACAAAGAAGTCATTCAAGGGTCGCGCAATCACTACCCTCGAACTTCTAACAAATTCGACACCTGCATTCCTTGACGAGCTTCTTGTCCAGATGGAATACGCTTATGCTAAGGATACGGAAGAATTTGTAACTACCGCTGTCCAGGGCGCAGGCACTCTTAACGCAACAGCACAGGCTAACTCAGCGACTGGACTTCTATCCTACGTATCAAGCGCAGCAGCAGCAGTATATTCAGCATCACTTGGTTTTGCTCGCAACATGATCGTTACACCAGAACAATGGGCTA